ATGGCCCTGAAAGTCGCGCCCCTGACCGATTCCGCCCTCAAGGCTGCCAAGCCCCGGGAGAAGCCATACAAGCTCGCTGACGGCGAAGGCTTGTATCTCGAAGTGATGCCCACCGGCTCAAAGCTCTGGCGCCTCAAGTACCGGTACCTCGGCAAAGAGAATCGCCTGGCGTTCGGCTCCTACCCGGAAGTGACATTGCTACAGGCTCGCCGTAAGCGATCTGAGGCGCGTCAGTTGATTTCCGAGGGCAAAGACCCCGCCCAGGAGCGCAAATCCACCAGGCAGGCGCAGAAGGTCGAAGGGCTGACGTTCGAGACGCTGGCGCGAGAGTGGTTCGCCTACAACGCACCCCGCTGGGCAGAGAGCACCACCTACAAGGCCAAGCTGTACCTGGAGAATGATTTGATCCCGGGCATTGGCTCGCGCACGCTCAAAGACATCACCCGGCCCGACCTGGTGGAGCTGGTGCGCAAGGTCGAGGCCCGAGGCACGCTCAACGCCGCCGGCAAGATCCGCCAATGGCTCCACCAGATATTCCGCTACGGCCTGGCCAAGGGTGTCGTAGAAACAAACCCCGCCACTGACCTGGACGTGGTGGCCGCGCCCGCACGAGCGCCCCGCCATCACCCTCACGTCGCGCTATCTGAACTGCCTGAGCTGCTGGCCAAATGCGACAGCGCCAACATCAACACGCTGACCCGTTACGCAATCCGTCTGCTGGTGCTGACCGCCGTGCGGCCTGGGGAGCTGCGCGCGGCGCCCTGGTCCGAGTTCGATCTGGACGCTGCCACCTGGACAATCCCGAAAGAGCGGATGAAGGCTCGCCGTCCGCACGTCGTCCCACTGCCAAGCCAGGCGGTGGAGATCCTGCGCCAGATCAAGCCGATCACCGGGGAATACCCGCTCGTATTCGCTGGCCAGCAGAATCCAGATCGTCCAATGAGCGAGAACACCGTGAACAAGGCGCTGCGCATCATGGGCTACGAAAACCGCCAGACCGGCCACGGGTTCCGGCACCTGCTCTCCACCGAGCTGAACGGACGTGGCTACAACAAAGATTGGATCGAGCGGCAGCTCGCGCACGGAGACAGCGACGGCATCCGCGACACCTACAACCACGCCAACTACCTGGAGCAGCGCCGCGGGATGATGCAGGCATGGGCTGACTCAATCGACGCGCTGTGTTCCGGAGCGAATGTGGTTTCTATTCGGAGTGCGGCCAAGTGAGCAAGCTCAGCAAATTCAAGACCTATTTACCAATAGCTCAGTCGGCAAAACTGCTATCAGACTTAATTGGTGAGACCGTGGATGTAGGCCGCGTACTGTCTTTATATGAAGATGGGTGGCTGAGGTTATTCCGCCCGTGCCATGGGGAGTTAATAAAACTTAAGCCTGCTCTCGATGACGAACTTTTCGAGTTACATGCAAGTGATGGGCGTTATTTTATGGAAAGCGATGAAGTTGCCGGAGTTTGCCTTGGAATACATCTTCCTTGTGATACGGCTTACATATCGTCGCATGCTTGTTACGCTTTGCGTGATGAGAACGGAGGGCTGTATGCAATAAGGGATAGTGAAACAGATGAATACCTATCCCCTTTTGATGAGTTTGACGAAGAAAACACAAAGGTCCTGGCAGTCACTGCCGACATATACACACTTGCAAAACAAGCAAACACGGACTCAATACCAGAGAAACCCCCAATTGAAGTAATGGTAAATGAACACTGCATAGCCGTTGAGCACATCATTTACAACTTCGCGCCAAATGAAACACCTTCAATTACAAAACCCACAGTAGATATTGCCAAAGAGACACTACCACCATCACTAAGAATAACAGTTGCTGCACTCCTAGAGGCCGCCACAAGCCAGCGAAAAGTTCACACCCAGTCATCCCTTATAGAGTCGATACTTGAACGAAATAAGGGGGTTCGCGGGCTTAGCGAGAGCTCACTGCAAAAGCACTTCAGTGACTCGAACTCCGAGCTTTCCAAGCTGCGTGCCGCATCCCAAGACTGAGCCAATAAATTGCAATTGCAAAACCGCTTTTTTCATTTGCAATGACTCTCTGCCCTCTCCCCTACAGCATTGCCATCGTCAGTTACCCATACCGCCCCAGGAGGCGCAGACGATGGCAAACGCTACCAACACCACCGCACCAGTCCGCCGGTTTATCAAGCGCCAGGAAGTAGAGTCGATCACCGGCCTTTCCTGCACCGAGATTTACCGCCGTGTCGCCGCAGGGAAATTCCCCAAGCAGGTCACCCTCGGTCCCAAGAGCGTCGTCTGGATCGAATCCGAGGTGCTTACCTGGTGCGACGAGCGCATTGCTGAATGCCGCTCCGAGGTTGCGTGATGGATGCCCTCTCCTCCATTCGTGCCCTTTTTTCCCATTCGTGCCCTAGTTTTTTCTCCGGCACGAATGGGGCTCGAATGGGCATGAATGAAAAAAGAACCCTCAAGATTGGCGACAGACGGTCGATAGATTCTGTTGCAAGCAATCATGGTCCTCGGTATGGTTTGCCCGTCGCTGCAAATTCAGCGACCGGGTGTAGGAACCCGTTGAGAAATTGGCGCACAGGCGCCCCATCACGATTGCAGGCGCTTTTTTTGTGCCCGCTATCCAGTGTTATGGCGGCCGTGTGTGGGCAAGCTTCGGCTTGGCCGGGTTCCAATTTCCCCGGTATTCCTACCCCGCGCACGGCTGCCACCCAATCCCGTAGGAAGGATCGTGGCAGCTCCATTTTGAAATTGGAGTTCACCATGACCGCCACCGTCACATCCAAAATCCGCGCACTGGCTCACCGCCGCATGGCACTGAGCGCCCTCCGCGCAAACTCGTCCCTATCCGTCCGCTTGAAACGCTACAACCACCACATGGCCCAGGCCCGCACCCTTGAATGCTCAGGGGGTGTGCAATGAAATCTCAACCAACCCAAGTCAAGTTGCGCCCGTTCTCATTCGGCCCTAACTCTGAAATGTTCAAGGTATGTATTTCCGGGGATTTATCCGACGCTTTGGATCTAGCAGCCTCGCTCGCTGGAGGAGTGAATCAGCTTTGTACCCGCATGGATGAAGCTGTAAATAACGATGCCGCCATTATTTCCTGTGGTGAACTACGTTCAATAGCATTTCTTGGTGAAGTGGTTGAAGCACTAGTAAGGTCGGTAAAGTGCGGCATTGAAGACTCTGAAAAAGAGGTCTCCAAATGAAAGCCCAAACCCAGCCGGACAGCGTTTCACAAGTTGCCGCCGAGGCGGAATTCCAACTAGAAGTGGCCCGAGGATATTCCGAGTGGATAGAAGCTGTGGCAATGTCTATTGAGGCCGCTCTTACAAATGAAGCCGGAATCAAACCCGACATTCTGTCACTGGCCAACCTAATAAGGCATCTGAGTAACGAATCCGCCGAAAGCGCAGATGATGCTCGCCGTCGATTCAAGTCCGTAGCAGAACAACCCATCGTTAAAAGGGGCTGATTATGAATATTCAAAACGGCGCACTTGCGCCGGTGGGATCGGCTTGCCTGGATAAAGTACTTAGTTGCCTCGACAAAGTTAAACCAGCTGGCGCCAACAAGTGGAAAGCGTGCTGTCCGGCGCATGACGACAAAAGCCCGAGCCTGGCAATTACCGAAACTTCGAAGGGAACAGTTCTGCTCAAGTGCTGGGCCGGCTGCACCACGCAAAGCATTTTGACGGCCATAGGCATGGAGTTCCGGGATCTGTTTCCAGGCTCGTCCACCGCCCGACGCGGGCCCAGCGCCGCCGCCGTTAAGCATGAGCGGGCCGTCTACCTGATCGGGAAGGCCCTGCTCGACAAGGGAACGCTGGAAGGCGACGACCTGCAGCGCTTCAACCTCGCCAAGCAGCGCCTGGGGGTCAAATGAACAAGGATCGATTTGCAGAGCAGTGGACCGATGCAACGGACCCACTCCAGGCGCTTGGGCTGAAGGCGGTGCCCACCACCCCAGCGGTTTGGAAGGTGAACGCGGTAAGCGCCGCAAACATCAAGCCTCTGGCCATTCGTTGGCTGTGGCCTGGCTGGTTGGCGAAGGGGAAGCTGCACATCCTCGCTGGCGCGGGCGGCACTGGGAAAACCACGCTACTCATCAGTCTTATCGCAACCATCACCACCGGCGGTCGGTGGCCAGACGGCGAGATCTGCCAGGAGCGCGGCAATGCGCTCATCTGGTCGAGCGAGGACGACCCGGCGGACACACTGGTACCGAGGCTGATCGCCGCCGGCGCCGACCTGTCACGCGTCCACATCATCCAGGGTCGTATCAATGCCCAGGGCGAGGCCGATCCTTTCGACCCGTCAAACGATATTGGGTTGCTGCGCGACACGGTGCGCGAGCTGGGCGGCGTGTCGCTGCTGATGCTCGATCCCGTGGTCAGTGCAGTGAAGGGGGATATGCACAAGGCCAATGACGTTCGGCGCGGCCTGCAGGGCGTGGTGGACTTTGCCGAGGCCAATCTCTGCGCCGTGGTCGGCATAAGCCACTTCGCCAAGGGCGGTGCCGGTTCGTCGCCGGCTGATCGGGTGATCGGCTCGCAAGCGTTCTCAGCGCTGGCGAGGACGGTACTGGTTGCCGCCAAGCAGCAAGACTCTGATGCACGGGTGCTGGCGCGGGCGAAATCCAATATTGGCACCGACGAGGGAGGCGTCTCGTACACCATCGAGCCCTGCACCATTCCTGGGGAGATCGAGACGACGCATGTTGCCTGGGGCGATCTGATCGAGGGCTCAGCGCGAGAGATCCTGGGCGACGTGGAAGGCTCGGACGATGACACGCGCATGGATGACGATGATCCCTCAGAGGCCCTGAAGCGAATCCTCAAGGACGGGCCGATGACCGGAAAGCAAGTGAAAAGCTTGATGGCGGAAAACGGATACAGCGCGAAGCAGACCCGGACCGCTCGCGAAAAACTGTCAGTAGTGACAGCACGTGAGGGTTTCGGAAAGGAGATTAAAACCCTCTGGTCTCTGCCACAGGCCACCGGCCCTTACTCGGTATTTCCTCCACTCGTGCCCTCGTGCCCTGACTCGTGCCCAGCCTTGGGCATGGGCACGAATGGAGAAAAAGGGCACGAATGGGAGAAATCTGGTGATGGGGCACCAGTGCCAAGCTTTGCAGAAGACGACGCGGAGGAAGTCTGATGGCCGCCCTCGCCTACCTGCTCAACCTTGGGTTTGTGGCGAAATTGAGCGGAAAGCGTGTCCGGGTGTCGCCGGCCAGCAAGCTCAATGACCAGGTGCGGGCCTACATCAAAAACCACCGCCTCGAGCTGCTGGCGGAACTGGCATCGAATGACGGTATTGAGCGGCGCTGCCACTGGCAGGTGATGCTCGACAGCAAGCCACTCTGCACGATGATCGGCGAGCCGATGACGCGTGCCGAGGCACTGGAGGTGGTGCGGTGGCGCTGGCCTACCGCTGACCTGTCGTGATGGCTCAAATCTGAGCCAGGTGCGGGGTGCAGATCCTGCTGGGGTAGATGCATCCAAATATGGACGCATCTCGATGCTGGTGCTGGGTAACGAACAAGTAACGCCCGCACCGTTACTTCTCTGTTAGCGCGGTGGGGGTCGTTTCTGAAAACGACACCTCATCACGAGGATGGGTGACGGAGATGTGAGCACATTCGCTCACATCGCGATGGAGCAGATCTGCGCCATTGCTGGATTGACCGGCTTGTGATGGGCGGGCAAGCGCTTTTCGCTACAGGCCACGGGGCGTATGGCGTGCAGGCCGGGTAAGGATCCACCAGCTGCGAGGACTAGAAAGTTAGACCGGAAGCCTGTTTGACCAGATCCCGGCCAGACGGGCGCTAGATTCCAAGATTCACATATTCCGCTACAGGTCACGGGGTGCGGGGCCTGCACCCCGCATCCACAAATTGTGTTTATGGAGGTTTGAAATGATTGAGCTGACAGTGAAAGGCCAATTCCCACAGGGTCTGGCAGACAAGATTGCCCGCAAAGCTGACAAGCTGGCCCGGGAGCATGAGGAACAGTTGGTGGCAGAAATGGTGCGCCAGGCCAAGGGCAAGCTGGGCCGTGGTGATGGTCCGGAACAGATCGCGATGGATATGGGCCTCGATTAATTCGCGTTGGTCGTTTCCGCCGATTTGCCCCTTTGCGCTCTCGGGCGATCACCGTATACTGGACACTCATACAGCGCGTGAAGTGCTGTATCCCGTCCAGTTGCGCGTGATGCGCTCCCTGAGCGGCAAATGAAACCATTTGCTCCTTATGAGAGAACACCTATGCGCCCATTCCATACCGCACCACTGCAACTTAAGTCCGCCCCCGATGACTCGGTGGGTAGCTTTACTGGCTACGCCTCGACCTTCGGCGGAGACCCCGACTCCCACGGTGACATCATCGCCCCTGGAGCGTTTTCCGCCAGCCTGGCAAAGCACTATGCTGCCGGCACTCGACCTGCACTCCTTTGGCAACACGATCAGACCAACCCGGTCGGCGTGTGGCACTCGTTCGAGGAAGATTCGCAGGGTCTGCTGTCCGCGGGACGACTGACTATGGATGTGCCGCAAGCCAAGGCGGCCCACGCCCTGGCGAAAGATGGCGCGCTCGCTCTTAGCATTGGCTACACGGTGCCCACTGGTGGTGCCGAGCTGATCAATGGCGCGCGCTTGCTGAAACGGATTGACCTGGTGGAGGTAAGCCTTGTGGCCATCGCCGCCAACCAAAGTGCCCGGCTGTTGAGCGTGAAATGCGCCTACGACTCGGGCAACCCGAACCCTCGGGACTTTGAACGCGCCGCGCGTGATGCGTTGGGGCTCTCAGCTCGCGAAGCCAAACGGCTTATGGCGGGCGGCTGGAACGGCCTTGTACGAGATGAGCAAGCCGATGACAGCGAAGAACTGGCCCAGATCGCGGCCAAACTCCAACGCATCACACTGTCCCTGAAGGGGCGGTAAGGACCAACTATGTCTCTTGAATTGCTGACCAAAGCCATCGAAACCCACGCTGCAGCTGTGGAGGAAATGAAGGTAAAGACCGGTACCGAGCTCGAAGATCAAAAGAAGAAGCTCAAAGACCTGGACTGCATTGTTTTTGACCTGGCACAGAAATTCGTGCGAATGCCTGATGGCATGACTACGGACAACTTCTCGCGATCCGGCGAACTGGTGGAGCGCTTCTCCAGCTCAGACCAGATGGCGAACGTCAAAAACGGTGCACCGAGTACCGGCCGCGTTGCAATGGAAGGCCTGTCCATCAAAGCGCTCACCAATGCCGGTCAAGGTGTTGCCGGTTCCACTGGCTACGACGTACAGGCCCAGCGCGCACCGGGGCTGTATAACGACCCGAGGCGAAACCTGACGCTGCTGGACATTCTCCCGTCGATGCCGGTCAGCGTGGGCACCTTCGAATATATGCGGCTGATGGACTACACCAACGCTGCAGCCTTCCAAACCGAAGAGGGTCAACAAAAGGCCGAGGCGAATTTCAAGATGGAGCCGGAAACGGCAAACATCGCCACCATCGCGCACTTTACCCGGGCGTCTGTGCAGATCCTCGATGACGCCCCGGCCCTTGGCCAGAAGATTGGCGACCTGCTCCAGTACGGGCTGCTGGCCAAGCTGGAATCAGAGATTGTCGCCGGCAGCGGCGGCAAAGGTCGTATCAAGGGCCTGGTGGACTTCGCCTCTGACTTCGCGGTGATCGGCACGCCGGTACCCGTTGACGCCATTGGTCAGGCCGTTGTCGGCATGAACAGCAACGGCTGGAATGCTGGACTGATCGTGATGAACCCGATGGACTGGTTCACCATCTCCAGCGAGCGTGATAGCGAGGGCCAGTATGTCCTGGGAAGCCCTCGTGACCCGTCGCCGCCTTCTCTCTGGAACGTGCCAGTCGTCACTACCCCAAGCCTCGCCGCCGGCACTGTGCTGGTCATCGATCCCGACCAAACCGCCGTGCTGGATCGCCAGTCGCCAAGCCTGATGGTCAGTCGAGAAGAGGGCAACAACTTCACGACCAACATGGTGACGATGCTCGCAGAGATGCGCGCGGGCCTGGCGGTATTTGCCGCTGGCGCCGTGCTGGCAGTAGACATCACTCCACCTCCTGCCGGGGGTTGAGTGCCGGCGCAGCCAAGGCGCCCCGCAAGGGATAGCTTGGCAGGGGATCAGTCGGCCAGTGCCCCTACATGAGAAAACCCCGACAGACCGCGCAGCCCAGGGGAGAACCTTTACCGGGCTGGCGCGGCCACTTCCACAACACCCGAAGCCACAGACAGGCGGTGACGATAATGAACAACCATGTTCGGCACTCGGCAGAGGACTACAGCCGTCCGAAGCGTCCACCCTTCCCTACCGCGCTGGCCACCATGATCGCCCGCAAGGCATCGATCATGGCTTCCCGACTTGAAGACCAGGCAATACGCGCAATGGTCCGCGATGCTCAGCGAGCCCTGGACAAAGGCATCAATGTCGACGTGATAGCTCGCGAGATGGAGCTACCTGGCGCCGAAAGCAAAAAGTCATGAGAAAAACAACTCAAAACAACCAAATGAGAACGATTAGCGCCGCATTGGGTGGGGGAGGGTCGAAAGTCTGGGCCTTCTCGCTTCTAGACCGCGCCCTCAGTCGTTTTTTCACACCCGCGAAATTAAAAAATCAGAGTCGCGCAGCCAAAACGGAGAAAAACCCGTGTCCACACACCAAGAACGATTCGCCGAGGCGTGCAAATCTCGGCAGTTCCAGCCCTATGCGCTGATCCAAGGGCCCACCGCCGGCTACCTGGCGTGGGAAGTTCAGCACGTCAGCCAGGGGCAGACGATAACCATCGACGGGCCTTACTTCACTGAATCCGAGGCCCGCGTCTCCGCCGATCTAATGCGCGGGACATTCCGTGGAGCCAGGGCCAGCGAAGTAATCCACAGCCGGGTATGGAACTACGACCCGCGCCAGGAACAGTTGACCATCGACCAAGCGCTTATGTCCCGCTCGCTGCTCGCTATCCGCCTCGGCCTGCCGGCCCTGGACGTCAACACATAGGAGGTCATTCATGGCCGCACTTTCGATTGAGTACACCCCGATGAGAAACGTCAGGCTGTGCGCGCAGTTGCGACAATTCGGAAAGTCTTACCCGCTCGCAGTCCGCACACCAGCGGAAGCCATAAAAGCCTTATGCGTGCAGATCCCCGGGCTCGAGAGATTCATCTCTAACGCCAAGTCGAGAGGCCTGGTGTTTGCAGTATTCGTGGGCAAGAAGAATGTAGGAGAGGGGGAGCTGGGTTTCCAGGGCGCAGGCGACATCATCATCGCGCCCGTGATCACCGGTAGTAAGCGCGCAGGCTTGCTGCAGACCATTGTGGGAGCAGTACTAATCGCCGCGTCGTTCTTCTCGTTCTGGGCACCTCCGGTTGCTGCAGGGCTGTTTGCCACTGGCATTGGGATGGTCGCCGGGGGCGTGATCCAGATGCTCAGCCCCCAGGCCGGCGGCCTCAAGACCAGCGCGGCGCCGGAGAACACACCCGGCTATGCCTTCGGTAGCGCCAAGAACACCACGGCATCCGGCAACCCGGTACCGCTCTGCTACGGCAAGCGGCGGGTTGGTGGCGCGATTATCAGCGCCGCCATCTACGCTGAGGACCAGATGTAG